TCAATGAGCACCATGCGAACGACCTGAGCCATTCTTGAATGTCCTAATGCTTTGACTGAATCTATTATTTCGGCAATATCTAAAGCAGTTATCTCTTTCAATATTTTCGTACCACAATACTGACGAAATAAAATTAATAGGTTTCATTTTCTGTCGATAAGAATTAATTTTTAATTCACCGATATCTAATCTTTCTTTTTGAATATCCAAATATTTATCCACCCATATATCAACAGATATTTCAGACTTGTTTGTCTTAATTTTTGATAACCGTTCATTAATACTTAATAACTGTCGAGTATGTTGTTCAGCAATAATTGTATTGGCTTGAATAGCCGTTTCTCTCGCTTCTTGCTCGTCGGTGCCTAAACTATGAAATTTTCCCGTTATAGGGTGTTTATATTGCCAATAAATTTTTCCATTACGCTTATCTAATTTACGGTATAAGTTAGGAATGGTTATTTTATGGGTTCGCGGTCTGGCAGCCATCTGAAATTATCCTCTGAAGTCGCTCCGTTGATTTAGTCGGAATTTTTGGTAAAGATAAATAACCCACATAACGAGCTTCTCTATCGACCATCCACTTTCTACCAACTTTCATTGCTGGAGGTGCGATAAGATTATTTCTTGCGTATTTTTGTAATACCGTTATGCTGGGGGATTCTTCACCAAATTCCAACATAGCCCACGCCTCAAGACTTACCATTCTTGACATATTTTCTCTCCACACTGTCCGTACACAGTTTAAATAGATATTCGTTAATGCTGGTGGTAATTATTTACTGATCTCCTTAAGAAAAGAGATCCAGTGCGTTTTATCGTTCTTACCTACACGCTGTACCGCTGTTGGTTTTTGGTCTGTTAGTGCTAAAATTTGTTTAACAGGTATTTGGGTTTCATTCCATTTGAACAGCAATGTTCCTCCAGGCCTAAGCACTCTAAATGCTTCACTAAACCCTTTACTTAAATCTTCTCTCCATGATTCTTTATTTAACGAACCGTATTTTTTAAACATCCAACTATTTTTACCAACTCTAATTAAATGAGGTGGGTCAAATAGTACTTGATAAAAAGTATTATCTGGTAATGGAAGCTTTTTAAAATCAGAAATAATATCTGGTGTTATATTTAAAATCCTTCCATCACATAAAATATGTTCTTCGGCTCTAATATCATTAAATAAAACACGGTCATCTTGTTTATCAAAATAAAACATACGAGAGCCACAACACATATCAAGTATCGGTTTCACTCTTAACCTCAAATTTAATATTTGAATCTTTATTTATCGATAACCTTAAACACGTCTTGTCATGATAATAAGATAATAGGTCCTCTTCTTTTTGTAGATCTATTGATGCTTCATTTCCCCAATATCTTAAATACCTAATTCGATACCATTTATCACCAATTTTTAATAACATCATTGGGATTTAATTGGTTTATTGATTTATCCATTATTAAATCCTTTTAAACTCAATAACCCACACCCACGGATTATCTTCATATTTAAAGTTAGTAGGTGACACAGAATCCCAAAGATTACGAAACCAACAAAATGGGTCCATACTACCGCCAGTTAATTCACGTTCTAAAGGGTAGCCTTCAGATTTAAACTCAGTATCGCCAGCATCCTTTAATCGTTCTACACGAACATCGATGATCTCTAATGTAATGCGTGAAGCCCAGCGAGGCATGTGTATAGATGGTTTCCAGCAAGAGCGCCCATCAATACAACCATCATCGTCACCCCATGTGAAATCACCATCAGCAGAGTAAATGACATGTCCAGTGTAATAACCATGACCATATGGCATTTCACGTACAACTTTAGTTGGTCTATCAGGAACATAATCAATCATCAATCCATCATCATCAAACTCATGACTGACTACACTCCACGTTTCACGAACCCAAACACGATCACCAATTTTACCAAGCGGGCATAAATTATGTTTCGGAGCATCCAATACATGTGTAGTTGTGCCACTTCTTGTTTTTGTCGGTTTCTTTAGCCATATTCCATTATCAGGCATTACATTTTTAACGATACGACGAGTTTGAGTTTTACGCCCATCGAGAATGGCGCGCACCATTTCCGCATTAAAAATAATTCCGCGTTCTTTCATGTCATCCACCTATACGCGTAGCTGTTCTGATCCGTTGGTAGATTTCGTGTGCTTGAATTCGTTCCTTACCAACATCACAAGCACAGAAATATGCATAAGCTGTTTTTTCAGCTTCTCGATGGGCTTTTAAAAACTGTTCTTTTAATTGATATTTTGAAGAGCGTAACCAAAGGCAGACGGGGCCATCTTCACTATCGTATATAGCTCCAACAAACCAACCTTCACCAGGAGGTTCCGTTGGCATCCAAGCTGATACATTAGGGTTACCGTGAGTAAAATAGTTCTGGAAAACAGGTGTATTCTCTCCGACATCTTCACTCATATAAATACAGCGTTGCTCTAATTGGTTATCCGTTACCCACTGCATAATTTCATTACTATCTTCGGAAAATGGCAGTTTTGAATGAGCCCAATAACCATTTTCATCATATTCTACAAATTCTGGAGTAATTGACATAAGGCCTCCTAAATTACATTAATTAAATGGCGTGGATACATAAGTCCAATCGGGGCGAATGGAATATCATCTTCAAAATCCATTGGTGGTTGATTGCTTTGTACCTGAGGTTGAGCTGGTGGCTGATTTTGCTGTGCAGACTGTGAACCTGCCGATTTACTAGCACCACCCAGCATTTGCATTTTCCCACCAACATTGACGATTATTTCAGTTGTATAACGTTTAACACCGTTATCATCCCATTCCCGTGTTTGCAGTTGTCCTTCGATATAAACTTGTGAGCCTTTACACAAATAGCCACTGGCGATATCTGCAAGTTTTCCAAACAAAACGACACGATGCCATTCTGTTTTTTCGCGATTTTCACCCGTTTGTTTATCACGCCACTTTTCACTTGTGGCCACAGCCAAATTAGCAATAGCACCACCAGAAGGCAGGTAGCGAATTTCAGGATCGCGCCCTAAATTGCCGATAAGAATTACTTTGTTCACTGATCCGTTAGCCATTTTCAGTCCCCTTATAAAGTTCATTGAAACGACGTAAGAAGAGGGCTTTTGCTTGTGGTGGTGTTAGTGGGTTAACAACAAAATCACTAGTTGGAATACCTTCAAGCATTAACCAGTTACTACCAGCATCGATGTCTAAATCACGCTTTTCTGTGGCTAACATCATTAAGTCAGCAAAATGAACTGCATCAGATATAGATTCCGGTAATCCAAACTTCTTGCGGATAGCTAAATCAACACTGTGCTCAATCATTTGGTATTCAGTTAAGATAGCTTTTAAAGGGCGTGGCAAATCTTTGATATATGCTTCGCTGGCATCATGAAGTAGGGCTTCTAATGCGAATTCAGGCGCAACTAAATAACTTGCATATACCGAGTGCTGAGCAACAGAATAGAAATTATCAATTTGCCCATTAAAGCGACATTCATTAGCAAGACCACTGGCAATATCTTGAATATCTATATCTTCGATCCGTACATCGAGGTAATAGAAATGTTTATTTGTTGCTGTTGCAATATAAGACATTATTCTCTCCACACAATTTTAGGTAATAAAAATCCATCTCGAATTAATCGAGATTAAATTTCCCTGATGTCGCTAATAAAAAATAAAAATGGATTTACACTTCACACAATAAGAAAGGGCACTAGCTACAGTAGATATCTGATATGGACTGTCATGGGTGAATGCCAGTACCCTTACTTATTGAGTTAGTTTTAGTGATTGGCGGTAGGTGCTTATCTCCTACTTTCGGTCTTGTTGTGCAAGTATCCGCGTGGGTTAAGTGTCCACTGCTAATCAGCCTTAGCGTTCACCAATCCTAAAACTAACTCTATAAAAATGGCTGACTGAGCAGAACATTATCACCACACCCCCGTTAATGGTTTAAGACTCAGCCAGCCATGTTCTCTTCACACATAAAAATCATTTACTTTGTATACAAACTTGCTTCTGAGATAACAATAATGCAAATTTGCACATTGCGCAATATTAATTTGCGAAATTTACAATTTAGTGGGCAAAAAAAAGCCTGAAATATGTTCAGGCTGTTTATGCAAATGATAGTTTTGTTATGCGTGGCGTCTATATTCGTGGCTTTGGCTGATTAAAACCTTCCCATGAACACAAAATCTATGCTCATTTGAACTATTTATTTTCCACTGTGTATATTTAGGGTTATCAGAGAGAACAATTACTTCATCGGGAACTATCTGAAGGCGTTTTACGTGTATGTTTCCATCAAAAGAAAACACATAAATACCATCACCATCAATATAATCTATCGAAATATCAACAAAAATAAGGTCGCCGGGTTCTATTGTACCCGACATGCTATCACCACGAACATTGATAACTTTTACTGAGTGCGCAGGGCGGGAACCAAATAGTAACCTAGCTTGCTCTGTATCATATTCAATGGAATGAATGACATCTATGACATCACTTGTTCTCACGCAACCTGGCCCTGCACTCGCGCTAATATCAAGTAGTTGCACTTTATAAAGATCCTCGTTTATTACGTCATGATTCAAATCACTGTGTTTATATACAGTATGATTATCACCATCTGAAAATAAATCAAGTAAAGATATTGATAGTGCGTCAGCAATTTTTCTTAATTGTTGTTCAGTAAACGATTTTTGTTTGCCAGTTTCAAGACGAGACACATTGCCCGGATCGCTATCAATAGCGTTAGCCAGTTCAGCAATTGTCATATTCCGTTCTAAGCGGATTGATCTGATTTTTTTTCCTATTTCCATGCCTTAATTACAAATCCTTTTTGCGTTATTTGCAAAGTAAATTGCGCAAATTGAATTGGTGTTATATTATGCTTAAAACGCAAATTAAGGAGGCATAATGCAAACACCACTGAGGGCTTTGCGAATAAAGCAAAATCTTACATTAAGTAAAGTTGCTGAAGCTGTTCAAATTGATGTGGGAAATCTTAGCCGTATTGAACGAGGTGCCCAAAAAACCTCATTAGAGGTCGCAGAACGATTGGTTGCTTTTTTCAACGGTGAGTTAACAGAAATGCAAATTTTGTATCCGAAGAAGTTCAGCAATTACAAATAAGCTACTTCTTATTTTTTAAATATGTAACTACAAAATATCTTCAGTAAGGGTAGGAAATGAGCAAACAATCAATAAAACAGATAGTTAAAGAAATGTGCGATGAAGTACAAGGCGGGCGTGAAGCAATGGCGGGTGCGCTTGGTCTGTCTTTAACTTCATTCAACAACAAGTTGTATGAAAAAAAACGGCTGTCGTTCATTTGATTTAAACGAGTTATTAGCCATGCAAGATATTTCTAAAACTGTTTTGTTCGCTGAATTTATTGCAAGAGAAAGTGGGATGTTGCTGGTGGAACGTATTAAACCCGACGAGATAGATGAACCTGAATTATTTCGCTTACATAGCAAAGTTGGCTCAAACCAAGGTGAGCTGGCAATTTTTTTAGAAAAAAGCTTAGAAGATGGCGTTGTTGATAGTGACGAAGAAAAGCAACTTAACGTAATGCTAGATCGCGTGATAGCAAGTGGTCGCGCATTTGTTAATGCATTTATCTCATTACATCGGAAGAAAAAATAATGATGGGTTTTAGAAAGGGTGAAGCCAAAGGTGTACGGCCTCTGGCTTCGGTTTGCAAATTTCAATTGTGTGAAGAGAAATTAGCATGAGTAGATTAGCGCATTTAATACCTAAAAAGCAATTCCGTTGTTTACCTGTCTCGGGTAGTCAGTCATTTCGCTATGTAGAAATCATAGCGTCTGACGAACAACCAAACAACTACCAACCAAAAACAGGTTTGGTAGATAGACAGTCGCTTAAAAAGGTATGGGCTGATTTTTATTTTTCAAGTGGAGAGCGGGGCAATGAACAATGA